TCTTATATGAAAGCAGGACTACGTGGTAGACAAGATAAAATAACCTTTGCAAACTTGGAGAGTGATAATGGTTAATAAAAGTGAAGCTAACTTAGTAAGTTTTAAAGTGCTTCTTACACGTAACAATGATATTGTTACAGAGTTTAGTATGTTACCGGAGGATATGGTGAATGAAATATTTCCACCAGATGAAAGAGATGTTATAAAAACTATCCTACGTAATGGTAAGATAAAGATGGGAGACTTACATAACTTCTTTCAAAGAGAGTTAAACGTTTTAAAGTAGTTTTAATTAAGTTAAATACGATAACGTCAATAAACTTAATATTATTATTGGTAAAAAGAAATCTTGATTCATAGACCTTCTGGTCATTATTTATCCTTATTTGATGAGCCAAAGTAAAAACTTATTACAGCAGTTGCGATACCTGTGAGTGAACCAATAATTAACATGACAATATCATCGCTTGAGTCGGGTACAGGAAAAGCTGTAATATAAAAGATGTAACTTAAGAATCCTGCCATTGACAAAGTTCCTAAAACTGTAGGAGTCCAGTCACCTGAGAATTTAGTCCTTGCATCTTTTCTATCATCAACTTCTAATGCATAGATATCTACATCAAGTTCTTTCATTTGAACTTCAAAGTCCTTCTCAGCTTTCTTAAGTTCAACCATCTGCTCGGCTGTAAGGTTTTGCATAGCTTGTTCAATAGACTTTGGGTTGTTAGCTACACCCAAAACACTACTTAATATCTGACCAGCTTGTCCTCCTATTGGACCACCAATAGCAGCACCAAGAGTTGGGGCTAAAGTACCTAATATGCTTTTTAATTTTTTCATTCTAATCTCCTAGTGTGAGTGTTGATTCAAGTAAATCGTTTACAGCATCGAGAAGATACTCAGGAACATCGTCACCTAGTATATAATCTTCACTGTATGCAACCATGTAAGACTCTATAAGGTCTTCATAAAGTGGTCTAAAGTCTTCACGTGTTACCCACTCTTCGTTACATAGAGTACGAGCTTTACAATCTATTCTGTAAGCTTTATCTAATTGTTTCTCTGTGTATAATAACATTATTGATCTAATACAATTTGTTGTAGCTCAATGCTACGTCTACCTACTTGAGTAAACCATCGACTATCCTGCATCTCTGCAGCCATCTTATCCCAGTCATGTTCTCTACAAGCCTGTAGCATATTTCTAAACTTTGAAAGTCTTGTACCACCTAAGTTAAAACACATATTAACTAACACATGTTGTATCTTTTCAGGTAGCTTATAAAATTCTTCTTGATTACCGAACACATGTATAGCTTCTGCATAGTGTCTATCAAAATCTATTGCATAATATCTGTCTACTACTGATTGAGATACAGGTGTACCTACTTCCCAATCATATTCGGGGTCATTAGGCTGACATAGATGACCAACTCCTAGAGTCTTATAGCCTAAACTATCCATATAAATCTCTAGGACTTCGCCCTCGTGTCGTTTGATTTCAGCTTTGCATAGGTCTATGTTCATATTATTTTTCCACAATTGGTTTGTAAAATATTTTTCTATCTTTTTCAGCACTTTCAACACTATCATAACCTTTTAATTTTCCTAATTCTATATCTTTTAAATATTTTTGTTTTGCTTCTATATCAGATAAAATTGTTTTTGTTTTAGGGTCATACGAAGGTATTAAATATTCTTTACCCTTATGTTGAACTCCAATAATTCTCATAGTTACTGTTCCCTTATCACTTTGTAATTCTTTTCCTTGAGAAATTACATCATTATGAAACTTTGTAAAGTATTCTTTATTTTCAGGATGTATTAAAGGACTACCGCCTTGATTAAAACCTAACCTATCCATTTGTTCAGCATAACTTACTCCACCTAACGCATCACTTTCTCGTTCTTTAGGGTCTTTTTTTACAAAAGGTACAGGAAATTCATCTTGAACTTCTCCACCCTCTACAAAAGGTTTCCGATAATCTAACGATTGTCCTGTATATGGATCAATCTTAGAAACTCCTCCACCTTCAAACTTTAAAATTCTATTTGTGTTTAGTAAAGTCTTTGGAGGTTCTTCTCGACCTATTAAAGATTCTGCACCTGATCTAACTAAATTAGTTGTAGCCTTGTCTGCTTTTTTTGCAGCTTCTTGAATAGGAGTATAAGGGTCTCTGTACCCTGTATACTCTTCCATAACATCGCCAACAGTTCTATTCCAAATATTTTTTGTACCAGTTAAAGGAATCTTTCTTGCTCCTGTTTCTAGTAATCCTCTGTTATATAATGTCATACCAATGATATCACCTATAACTGGACCACCTACTCCTGTTGTTGCAACTAGTGGATTTTGACCATAAGAAATACCTTCTGATATCCGTAACCCATATTCAAGTGGACCCAACAGACCTACACGTTGATAAGCTTTTAAAGTGTCTCTCCAGTCTCGACCTTCGGTTTTAATTCTTTCTCTTTCTTCAGGAGCAGACCTCCAATAATTTGTAGCCTTTGCAACATTAGTAGACATTAAAACAAACGCAGCCAGTTTAGGTGCGTTTACTGTAGTATCTGTAATTGTATCTCTTGCAAAGTTTCTTAAAACTGTGTTACCAAATACTGTAGGATATCTTAAAAACTGTGTAAAAATATCTATCTTAGGATTAGTCATAAATCTAGGAACGGTCGCATACTCTCTAGAAGTCTGTAAAATAACTCCATTTGTAAACCTTCCAGCTCCTCTTACAATATCATTCTTGTAAAACTCATCTTGTCTAGAAGCAGTAGTTATACTACCATCATATTTTTTTGTCCACGCTATTCCTTTATTTACATCTACTCCTAAATCAAATAATTCTCCTCTAAGTCTATCAACTTGGTTTCCTTTCATACCTTCTAACTTAGAAAGTTTTAGTAAGTTTGATTGTATTAAATCTTTTCCTGTAGAAAACGCTGCTAATTGTACCGCTTTTGTCCAAGGAACTAAAAGATTTAAACGATAAAAACCACGAGCCCCTTTTTTCAGAAACTCAGTTTGAAGCCCTTCACCAGATAAACGATTAGTAACATCAGACATAGCTTCGTCCATAGCTAAAAAAACACTATTCATTTCTTTTACAATAGCATCGTCTGATATATTGTGCTTTTCTTTTAGGATTTGTTTTAATTCAGTTGTGAACATCTTGTGTCCTATCATAACTCCATCTTGAGCACCTTTAATAGCAGAGCTAACTGGGGCTTTGCCTAGAGTAATAAAGGCTTCTGATAAAGAAGACACAGTAGCTAATGGTAAATATGCCATAGCATTTGCAAGTTTTGTACCATCATACAAGCCTTGAGCCACAGCACTTTCAAAATAATCTACTTGTCCTGTAACTGACTTATATACATCAACAATAGCTCTTTTATCTCTAGCTGAAAGACCTTTTCCGTTTCTTGCAGCTTTTAATTCTTTATCAATTGGATTAATAAATCTTTCTATAAACTGAGATTCGTTGTTTTGTTTAAATAAAACTAAATTATTATCTCCAGTCTTACCAACAACCTTAACGTCTTTACCGGGAAGTAAAAAATGTTTTTTATGTTGAATGCTTTTTGCAGCATTCATAAAATAATTTGTAGTAACAGGAATTAAATCATTAGTAAGATACTGTGAAAATTCGTTGTCGTCTAAATTTTGAAACTTACGAGCTTGGGTTAATAAATTAGAGTGAGAACTAAACAACTCGTTTTGTTTATCAAGCATTCCGTTTATAACCTCGTCTACTTTTTCTTCCGAAACAATATCATTATCAACTAATTTTTTTCTAAATCCCGGTATGTCTGCTTCAATAGCTTCTCTGTTCCAAGACCGAGGAAAATAATTTTCAATAAAAGTAGGGTCTAATCCAGCTTCTTCTGCATCATCTTTAATTTTATTAAAAAACTCTCGTAAGTTTTTAGCTGTTGTTTTAACAGCTTGACTAGCTCCTTTAACTTCACCACCTCTTAAGATTGTAATAACAGCTTGTTCATCTTCGGGAAGTATTTCTCCTGTTTTTCGAATCGGAGCAACAGCCATATCAAAATCTAATTTGTAGTTACCTCTGTCACAATTAATATCTTCAGCATATGAATAACCTAATTTTCTTTTAGATTTAGCAACTAAACTTTTTTCAAACTCTGAAGTAAATTTTTGACCTAGTAATCTTGCTGTCGAAGAAAACTCTGCATCTGTTTTAAGTATCCATGCCGGACTTGCTAGTGTATTAGCTAGTAATTTATCTTTCTTTTTTCTAGCATTATAAATAAAATCGCTACCAGCATCTTTTCTAAACCCGTCATTACTGTAAAGTCTTTCGAGTCTTTCTTTAAAAAAATCATCTTTTCTTGCAAGACCTCCAAAGATTCCACCAGTTATTGCTCCTATAGCAGCCGATCCAGCTAACTCAGTATTTGAAAATAACTTACGCATATCTGTATTGAC